CTCAGCTGCAAGGCAAAAAGCCTTATTATTCCACAAGAATGGTGAAATTCTAAACCCAAGCATTCCAACGATCTTTTTATCTATTGATTCAGCTATCAACATCACGTGATTCAACATCAATTCAGATATCCAAGTAGCTGCATAATCGTTAATCTCTGGATATTCCTTAACGTTTGAGCCTTTTAAATATTTTTCAAACAATATTAATATATTACTAACATCTTGATAATTTGCTTTTCTAATTCCTGCTTCGATCATATTAGAAAGTACTCATTGATATTCTTACCCAGTTAAATGCGCCTGAATTATTTATTAATACATATTCATACGGGTATACTCTTATAATATCATACAACCTGTCAGTTGCATTTACATCAGCACTAGATGCCGGCGCAGTTGTCCTATCAGTTCTAAGTCTTCCTATCGTGAAAGTATTAAAGAACCTATTTCCCCAAGAGGCTTGCTGTTCCTCTAACCGCTTAACTCTTTCTTCTAAAGAATCGTTTCCGGTAATAGGATTCTGATCATTAAATCTGCTCATATTCTACCTCGGAGTAGATGATTTAATTTCTTCATATAATTTACCCATTAAGAAGTTTCCTTCTAAAACATTACTAGTAAATATATATTGTCTCTCTCTTCCAATCATCATTGGATCAATCTTTGTAGTAGTAGGAGTAGTAGTAAATAATTGAGTATGAACATATGGACTTTGAGCGAATTCTTTCATGTTTATAACAACCGTCATATTACCAGTTTGGTTAATATCCGGGTATAGACTATATAAGAGCATTGTAGTGTCACCATCGCCTAATTGTAGATAGTTGGTCTGAGCATATGAAAACATAGGAGCAAATTGCTCATTGAAAGGATCAGTGTAAACATTGAAATTATTATTATAATCATCATATCCAGTATCATGTTTGAATACTCTGCAATCATCTAAGTATGAAAGTCTTATTGCTGGCCCACCCGCAAATATTTGAGAGCTTGTAGGATAAGTATTAGCACCAGCAGTATAGTATTGTATAATATTACCATCTATATATCTAATAACCGCGGTAGTATTTATAATTCCGGCTGAAAGACCTCCGACCGCAGTTGAACCTGTGACAGTTATCATATCTCCTGCACTTAGTGTGCTTGCTCCTGAGTATAATAATCCTACCATTGAGGATGCAATGACTGCATTGTTTCCACCGCCCGTAGTACTCGAAGTAGCATTAGCGCCCGCTGTAAATGTAATTCCTACAATGTCGGCCCCATATTGTCCCGCGCCGAATTGACCTGAGCCATATCCAGCATTTTCACCTGTAACCGAGGTTATTGTTCTTACCCCATTTAGATTAGGCGCGGTTATTCCTCCTGTCGCTGTAGCTCCGGATATTTGTATTTGATCACCCACTTCTAAATAGAATGTTGGATTTCCAGATATTGTCACCTGATTTGATCCGGAAGATGTTGTCAAAGGATTGTTAGGAAGATTAAGATATATAGTTCCTATACTATCTGGAACTGGAACATTTATAAAATTACCGCTTTGAGTAAGTAAAGGATTTCCTAATGCATTAGTTCTTTCTTCTGCTGCACTTCTAGACATTGTGCCAGTAGTCCAATGATATTCTTTATAATTATCAGTTACGTAATTATTGCATTCCGTATCTTGTTGATTTGGATAGAAGAAACTTATTTCATTATATTCGACATTAGCATAAACAAAACATTTACTACTTTGGCCAAAATTAATATTGTCATACACATAACGCTTAAGGGTATTATTCGGCAATACAGTAACTGTGTAACCATCGAATACATAAAAGTCTCCATTACCCATCCAGAAAACAGCATCTTCTACAACTGCTCTTGCTTTAGGGCCAATTATTCCATCAGTTCCAAATAACTTTCTAAAGAACCAAATATCAGGTTTATCTACGAATTCTATTTGATAAACTTCATTTTGCGTAAATAATAGATCAAAATTTCTTGCTTTTGATTGACTTATTATTGCTGACGCGTTCTGTAGAACTGTTGAATAAGCATATGTGGATGCACCGGGAGTCCAATTATTAAAACTTGCTACATCAGAAGATTGGAATTTATTTAAAACACCGCCAGCGCCCAAAGCAACTACTGTGTTATTTGATACATAAACCCAACGTACTGCTAATGGTACATTAGAAGCGCCGGCGGATGAACTAACTAATACCGGCGCCACTGATATATCATTGCTCCAATAATATAAATTATCTGTGGAAGATGTGGCAGGGTCACCAGGAGTTAAGATTAAGTAATTCCCGAAGTTATCCATAGACCAAATACGTGGATATGAAACAACATTACTAGTATTAGGCTGACCTACTCCGAATACACCCAAACCATATTGATTTCCTCCAAACCCAAACCCTTCGTTCTGATCTATTGCACCTGCTGCAATTGGTAATTGTATGGTAACTCCAGCACCACCTCCTGCAGTAACACTACTTGTTGCTGTTGTTCCAGTCATTATGGCAAAGTTATTTCCATCAACAATATTACTTATTATAAACTCTTTATTGATTGCAGCTGCAAGAATTCCATCTACATCAGTAGATCCTTGGATTTTAATTCTATCTCCAAGAGTCAAACCATTAGATGGATAATTTACATAAAGATAATCCGAAGCCCACGTTAATGTTACTTCAAAAACACCTGTTGTTGTAGCAGTTGCAGGAACAGTAAATTGAACTTGAGAATTGTTGATAACAAATACAGGAAAAGAACCTTGCAATGCTGCAGCGGGAATTCCTCCAAAAGGCCCTCCTACTACATTACTAATGGTAATAGGTTCATTATCTTCAAATGCGTTATCTATACTTAAGGTAACGACAGGACTTCCAGCAGTTGTTTGTAGTTGGACAGGAACTGCTGCATTATATTCAGTTGAGAGTGAATTAGGGATAGGATTTGTAGTTGTTTGTAATGGAGTGATATTAAAAAAGAAATCACCATTTTCTGGAGTGTAAGCATAAAGTCGTGTGTTAGTCCCAAATATTTCTATTGGGTCACCAAATTGATCCCTATATGAGAATATATTACGGCAATATCCTGATACATTAATATTATTGACAGGAAATATTCTCTGCCAACCTTTTAATTTACGTAGTTTTCCGCCCTGAAAACGTACTTTATCGGCTGCTGTAAAATAAATAGTATCCAGCTCCGTAGAATCAGTTAAAGGATTCACGCCTGGTACTATATTAATTTGTTGACGCTTTCCTAATAACATCTATGACCTAGAAGTATTCTGTTATAAGTACGTATCCTGGAGTTCCCGCACCACCTGTTGCAGTTAATGTAGTAGTTGCACCTGATGCACCACTACCCCCTGCGCCATAACCTAAACCTGCTACTCCATTATTTACACTACCTGGCCCTGATCTAATTGCTTGACCACCCGCACCGACAATAGAATTTCCTCCGAAACCACTTAAACCTATTTCACCGCTATTAGTTCCACCGTCAGCAGTTCCACCTGCAGCACCATAAGAAGATATCATATTTCCAGTTGATGCAGCGCCCCCTAAACCGCCAGGAGCACTTCCTCCAGGACTACCGATACCACCTAAACCGCCATTTGCTACACACAAAGATCCTACTGAACTAAAACCACCAGCTCCACCATTATTAGCACCAGCTGGGCCTGCTGATCCAGGACCTCCTACTAGAACTGCTTGCGAAGCTCCTATTGCACTGAGAGACGCATAGGTTCTAGAATAACCACCTGCACCACCACCGCCAGCACCGCCATTTTGTGTTATATTTCCAGCATAACCACCACCGCCACCGCCCCCACCCCAACATTCTATAATAGCATAACTAATTCCTGCACTTGGTGTATAAGTACCGCCACCAAAAAATTGAACTGGATTAGCTCCACCTCCCCTTGAGGCAGAAAATACATGAGAAATAGGATTGATTGTACCAATTTGAACCCAAGTAGAACCATCATAAACACTAAGTAACCATAAAGAAGCATTGGTATTATTTACCCAGAACTGTCCATTAGTAGGAGTACTTGTAGCAGGAATTGTAGGCTGTGTACTACCATAGAAATTACCAGCTAATGATAGAAAGTATCCATCGATGAATGTTGTATTACTATTTAGATAACCACCCCATACATTTGCATCGATTGGACTTAGTGGGACTGGTAATAATAGATCATAGTTGGTAGTTTCTGTAGCCATAGATAAGCTCCTTAATAGCTCATGTTATTTAAATTTTCACGTTGTGAATTTCTTATTTTAAGTCGTGCCAAAGCTTCTTGTGCTTTTCTCATATCACTTTCTGCGAGCTCTGGACTTTGTAATGAATCTCTGTAAAATATTCCACGAGCTGTATATCTCGTTACATCTTGGGTGAAATCTCCAAGCCAAATAGAAGTCTGATTATAGCTTCCTTGACCTGGTTCTGTGTAATTCTCGAAATAGTAACCATCTCTGTAGTAGTACCACATATGCAAATAATGCCCGTCAGTATTAGCAACAGGATATAAATGAATTGCATTTTGATAAAGCGCCCAAAATCCTGGAATTCCTATTTGTGCATATTGTAAATTGAATTGATTACGATAAGTTTCTAATTCCCAGAAGGTAGTCTCTTTAAACCCTGATGCAGCTGTATAAATTGTGTTTCTATCATTATCTAATAAATTCATAACCAATACAGATACAAAATCTTCAGGTAATGGAACTTCAAAAGAGGAGGGATCTACAATTAATTCAGCAAATTTCTGATTTAAAAATAGCTCCTCAGTCTCAAGTTCTTTTATGGCACTCACAACCGCATTTTGCACTTCAGTCGAAAATATTGGGTTACCAGTTCTGTTGGTTTCCATTAGTATTTGATCGACCATCTGTCCGAATGTAAGTGCCATAATAAATACCTAAATCCTATGGATTACCAACACAGTAATATGTGAAGTACATCCAAACTGTTCCTGTTGCAGCAGCAGTAGCCGGAGCATTTGTAACAGTAAGAATTAAGTCTTCAAAGCCATTAGCTTCGTTAGTAGCAGAATTTTCATCATTAAAGTAATTGTAACCAACACCCGCAGATTGAACGCCTGCAGTAAATGCTGGAGCAACATTACTAAAAGTAATTAGTTCTTGTCCTGCAACATTTGAACCCATTTTAGCACCAGAAATATATCTAGCGAGTGCTGAAGCATCACCATTACTATCACCAAATTCAAAAGTACCTGTTGGTGCTGCATTTGAATCGAGTTGAGTAGTAATAGTCTTAACTTCTATTGCAGTTATTCCAGAAGGAGTAATTGCATTTTGCCAAGTAATGGTATCACCATTTGCAAGGCCAGCAGTAAGTTCAAAATAAGCTCCGATTACAAAAGTAGCACCTGGAATCCAAGGTGTGTTAGATTGTAAAGGAGTAGCTATATAATTAGTCATTGTTTATATCTCCTTAATAAGCAGCAGTTTGAGCTACGTAACCTGGAATTACAATTACGCCATGGTCAACGTTATTAAAGGTTACTTTTTTAGCACCCCATAATGCGTTAATTGCCACGCGTCTTGTATTACCAATATCGATCACATCTTCTCTT